GGGTCAACTGATATTAAACCATCTAAAGTATAATCTCTATAGATTGCATTACAGCCATAAACCTTTCCATGTAGTTTTAAATTATCTACTGAAAAATTATTTCGGCTTTCACCATTTCCTAATACAAATAATGAACTCATTTTAGTTTTTCTTTTAGTTTCATTCTGAATTGTGTTGGGTTGAACCTTATAAAATTTTTGTATTTTATAATCTTCTCTTTTACTGTAGGCCATATTATGGTTTCTTTTATATCTCTATCAAATTGTTTTGTAAAACCAAGTATTGTTTCTAATACGACTATACTTTCTAATGACACCTTTTTTGCCAACAAACATTTAAGTAATATTGGGTGTTGACCTCTAGGACACTCAAATATTTTATCAAAGTTTTGTGAGCTCTTTTTTAATAGCGTATCTATATCTAGGGAAAAGTAGTACCATAACCCATCAACTTTTTTACGCCACGATAGATAAACACGCTCACTATCAGATAAAACAAAATCGCCAACCCATTTGGAATTATCATGCACAAGATTAGCCACAAAAAAATCAACCAAAGTATTGCTATACCTTTTAGCAATTTTTGTGAAAAAGTATTTGTCGTTTCTTTTTTCGAAACTTTCGAGCGTTGCTTTTGTTTTGCCATCAAATCTATGAAAATCGTAATCCTTTTTTGTAAAGTGTAACTTTATTCCAAGGTATGTTTTATATGCATCAAATCCGTTCATTCAGATATTTTAACATTGTGTCTGGATCTGAAACTTCATAAGGATCGTCATCATTACTAAAATTATTAAAACCTGGTTCTTCGAAAAACTGAACTACTGCACCATCTTTTATTAGTGTTGAATATCTCCAACTTCTCATACCAAAACCTTGTTTTGGTTTATTTACTAACATACCCATAGACCTAGTGAATGTTCCACAGCCATCAGGTATCATTGTTACATTTTTTATTTCTAAATCTCTAGCCCATGCATTCATAACAAATGCGTCATTTACTGAAATACAATAAACATTATCAACACCTGCATCTATAAATTGTTGATACTTTTTATCGTATGATGGTAATTGTTCTCCTGAGCATGTAGGTGTAAATGCACCAGGTAAACTAAACATAACTACAGTTTTATTTTTAAATAAATCATTTGTAGTTACATCTTTCCATTCACCACCTATAAAAGTGCAACCACCTTTTTCTTCACTATCACCCACTCTAAATTTAAATGTGTGATCCATAATATTCCAAGGTTCCATTTTATCTCCTATAATATTTTTTAAACTTTGTTTACTTCTTCTAGTTAAGTATGATGTTCCGAATGTTGCCATTAATCAGATACCACTCCAACAATCCACAAAGCAACCATAATTGCTATTCCTATTTCTGCACCAGTCATAATATATCCTTTCTATATTGGTAATGCTGAAGACTTTGGTAGCATATTTATTGCCTCAGCATTAAGTCTAATTTTTTCTTTTAGACTTCGATTAATTAAATGATTGATTTGATCGGTCTCTAATTTTTTCTCGTCACAATACTCAATCACAGCGTCCATATGCGTTATTGATTTATCTTTTACTTTTTGTTCTATCAATAATGCAAATTCTTTAGAGGTCATTCTACATCACCTGTATTAGCTATAGAGTCATTTACTATATCTAATAGTAATTCTGTATCAAATATCCAATCCATTCCATAACCCATCAAACAAGTTTGACCTGTTTCTCGAATAGTTAAAAATACAGAACCATTATTTAATTCGTTACTATACCAAAACGATACCCATGCAAAAGTTTCTGAATTAGGATCACCACTTGCTTTTACATCTGACCATGCAATCGCTTTTTGTTTAAATATACTACTTGCATATGAAAACACTATTGGTCCATCACCACAATAGATTGGAACTTGTTGTGTTCCCATTACACCATCTGGAAATAAAGGGTGGTTCTCAGCTTGTGCTGTATTTGTTATTGAGTATATTATTCCTATTACTATAAGTGTTACAAATATTATTGTTAGTGCTAATATATGTTTAATTACTTTTGCCATTTTTCTCTATCCAATCGTAAAAGTGTTTAATACTCTCTTCAAGTTTTTCTAGATAAGGTTTTTTATCTTTCTTAAACACTTGGGTTGTTCCTTCTTCGGTGACGATTAAGATAACGATTTGATTAATAGGTGTTTGGAAATGTTCTTCATACATCTCAGCATATGCTGCACCTTGTATGAAATAGTTTTCAATCCAGTCTTCATCTTTTTCTTTTGTTGATGTTTTAAAGTCTATAACAGACAACTCACCTTCGTATTCAGCAATACAATCACACCTGCCAGCAACTGTCCATTTATCTGAATACATTTGGGCTTCTTGTAAATGTATATTGTCTATGTGTTTTAAATTATCTTTTAAAACTTTAAACATCATATATGCAAGAAACTTTTTACTATGTGTTTCGTGTAGTTCGTTTTCTGGTTTATTATTTAAATAATCTTCAACCATGTTATGAACATAGGTACCACGATTAGCTGCTTTGATTGCTACATAGTTTGCAACCTCGTCACCTACTCGTTTTCTCCACGCAAGTAATCCCTCATTGTTTCTGATGGATAATACCGAAGTGATTGATGGGTATCTAGTTCCGTCTTTTTTTTCGTAAAATCTTTTACCCTCTACATTCTTTGCTTTTAGGTCGGGTAATTTATAATCTAATTCTATGTGGTTTTTCATAATCTGCATACTGTATTATAACACACTTTATACTAAAAGTCAAATCATATCCATTGATTTTTCTGTTACTTCACTAACACGCCTTGTCCAGCCTTTACCAAAGGTATCAAAGGTGCTTAAACCTTCATAATATCTTTGCCTCATGTTAGCATATTCCTTTATTGTTTGGCTTATACCGTGTGTTTCAATGTATTCATCGATGGCTTTTAAACTCATTGGTCCAATACCTCCATCAACTGTGGTTCCTACTAATTCTTGAACAAATTTTGCAGCTCTACCTGGTCCTGCATTTACACCAAAGTCAAATAACATAAGGTCTAATCCATCAGGCATATCATCGCATTTTAATTTATTCCAATAATTTTTTTCGTATATAGGTTCAACATCTTCTTGTGTTAAATCTTTCATATCTTTAGTTCCACCGAACTCTTCATATACTCTTTTTGTTACTCCTAGATTTGTTTCACCTCCAGGATCTTTAGGGTGATTTACATAACCACCTTCATGATGTAGTATTACTTCTAAACATTTACTAAAATTACTCATAGTGTTTTCCTTGTCTTATTTTTTCTATTAGATATGATTTTAATAAACCACTTCTAACAATGTCAGGTATACCAAACTCTACACATTCAAATTCAGGTAGGTTATTTAAAATACTTTGAAAATCTAAAATACCATTACGCTCATTTGTTTTTACTAGGTCTGTTTGTTCTACGTCACCTGAGAATATTATTTTTGTGTTTTGGCCAACCCTTGTTATGATTGTATCTAGTTCATGAAAATTTAAATTTTGACATTCATCAACTATTATTATTCCGTTATCTATTGTTATACCTCTTAAAAAACTAGTAGATAAGAAATCTATTGTTCCTTGGTTTCTTAAATCTGTATATAGTCTTTCGAAAGACGCATCGTCTGGTCTTGAAAACATGAACCTAACCATATTCTGATAGGGTATTTGATAAAGGTATGATTTGTCTTCTTCATCACCTGGTAAGAAACCTATTTCTCTTGTAGGTAAAATTGACCTTACAATATATACTCGTTCTTGAG